ATAGCCAGAAGAATCAGTGCTTCACCCTTATACAGCATCTCGAGAAGATTTTTTGTTTGATATCGTTTTGTTTTCAAAGGCAATCCTTCATTTAAGAGAATCTCCTTGTAAATATAAAATGTAGTTTTACTCAAAAGTCGAGAACCCGCCATAGACCGATGATAATCATTCAATGTATATGAAATTTCATTTACGTCAAAATTAACCCAGACATCATTGCAGGCCTGCTCAATAAAATACTTAATGTATTGATTTTCATCACAAGCAGCTTTAAGTGCTACTCCGGCGTCTGGGGATTCTGAAACTTNTTTCAGAATNTCATCTAATTGATAATTAGCAACTTTCAAAAGAAATCTCCTATTTTAGAATANAACACGTTCATTTTATGATTTACAAAGAAATTCATTAANTTCATTTTATCAACTTTTTTNCCCTTTTGTTCATTATAACACGCAATAGTTGNATTGTAAATNTTTTNTGGTGTATGCTCATAAGAAACTAACATTTCNTTNCNAGAGTAATTCCTACGTTCTTCTTCGGTAAGACAAGCNTCAATCGGATTTTTAGCATCAAAAAATGTCTGTAGATACTTGGTAGAAATAGGTGGTGCCCGGTTTTTGTCAGTCAGAGTAAACCAATCATCCGAACATTTAATAGACGGAATACCATCTCCAGAATCACCCCGGACAATCTTTTCAATTAGTGCATGCTGCGGCTGTCCATCCGGTTTAACCAACTTTTTAGTAAGTGGGGACCATTGACGAACATTCTTATAACGATGTAGTTGATAGTGATCCTTATCAGAAGATACAACAAGAATTTCATCTGCCTCTACATCACCAAAGATATTTTCCTCTTGGTCATCGCGATTCAAATCTTTATATTTGCAGATAGCACCAATAATGTCGTCCGCTTCAGCTTTATCCACGGAGATCGTATTGAATGGGAAGTAGTCAATAAGTGCCTGTTTGATATAAGCAGATGTCTCAAATACGAAATCCCATTTGATACCAGATGTGTCAACGGCACGTTTTTGTTTCCGGGCCCATTTGTAATATGGGAAAACATCATTGCGCCACGAAGAAGAATCAAAAGCAACTACAACTTCGGATCCATATTTCGATTTGTGCATCACCTGCTGAGAACGAATGGTATTCAATACCATGTGCATCATCATATCTCGAGATTCGGTAGATGGATTTTGTGCGCAGGATTTAGCTGCGGCATCGAGGAAGATAGGTGCTAAATACACCTGTGAAAAGTCAATTTGAATCATTAGATATCCAGTTTTTTCCTAACAAAGCCAACACCAAATACAATTAGAAAGAATTGCCAAAATTTTGGCTCCCTAAAAAAATTGGGCCAATCTTCCGGCATTAACTTAGGCGCAACGAAAAGATATAATCGCCAGAGCAAAAAATATACAACCAGTATACCAAGAAGAATTAAAGAATATCCCATCATTCAGCCCAAATGTTTTTCACATATGATTTGGCCACCGGGCGAGTCTGACCCAGTGTGGCCACTGCCCAATCGACGACATAATTCTTATCTTGACCAGCGTCTTTAGCCTCGGTAATTTTCTGACGAATCAGAGAAGCATTAGAAATTTTACCACCACGATTCACAACTTTAACTTTTTTCTGCTCGGGCTCTGGAAGTACTTCACGGAGAACACCCGGTGATACTTCTTCAAGTTCGAAGCTATTATAAGTAACATTCTTACCAACATTTACCGTGTCTGGCGACAATGCTAGGCCCGGGCCGCCACAAGATTTTGTAAGGTTACATGACATGATCTGAGAGAAAGATCCGATCTTTCCATAAAACTTATCACGGGCGTCATCTTCGGTCAGACCTTCAATGAAGATGGTTTTCAATTCTTGAAGATCATCCGTATTTTCAGATGGGTCAGAGAAATATGTAATTACGTAACGGTTCATGGTGTATTTCGGTTTAGAAAAATTTATTATAACCTACTCGGGAGTATGTGTAAATTATTTTATAGTTGCGGCTGCATTAACGATTGCCATACGGATTGCCGTCGAGGTATCTTCTTTGTGTTGTAGTGCTGCCACTACGGCGGGTTGGATTGAGGAAAAATCAAATCCATAAGAAGTTATAAAGGAAGCCAACCTCAATGCATCACCATCGTTTGTAATTGGATTCCACAAAACCCAAGTATCGGTTCGGCGGCAGATATCTGCGTCAGGTCCACCAAAAGCAATTGGAATCCCAATAACCTTTGCTACCTGTTCAAGTAGTTCACGATCAGTTTTCATTAATATTGCACCCGAGTCCGATCTGTGTCTTTAAACCGAAGTTCATGATCCGGTAAAGGACCATTGCAGTCATAGTTTACGCCTGGACGACCTTCACATTCCCCTTTAAGAAGATACCGGAAACCTTTGTAATTCCCTGTGACGTGAAGAACACGTTCGAGCACATTCATAGCTCCCAGGCGAAGACCAACATCGCCTGGGGCGGTATATTTACAGATATCATTCACCATTTCAACCAATGCTTCAACGGGATAAGTTTTACGAGCAGACATGATCAAACACTTTCAACACAAGTGAAATCAACTTCATAAGTCTTTTCATCAGAATCGACGAACATAACCTCGCGGTCATAATCGAAACCCACAATCTTTGCGATAAAGAATTGTGTCAGATCTTGGTGCAAGAACACGCGAACAAAGCTTCCGATTTTAAACATTTTGTACTTTCTGTTTTAATTGATGATGTGTTATTATACTACACTGAGCAATATGTGTAAATTATTTTAATACTAACCGAGTTGCTCGGAAAACACAAAATCCTCAACTATATTTTCGGCAGTATCCATATCCGAAAACCGCAGATTAAAACCACACTCACATATTGGAATAAATCGTTGAGCATCTTGATCGTAAACTTGAGTAATCACATTATGTGACCACAACACAGGTGGGACCAATGGCGTACGTTTGACAATAACACCCTCACCAGTTTCAACGAAACGGTAAATCCAACCATAAGCTGAATCTTCATAAACCGTTTCAACGATTCTAGTATTAAACAAATATTGCATTTTGAGTTCCTTTGTTTCGGAAGATAATTTATTATACTACACTAAGCAATATGTGTAAATTAATTTACTTTACCTTCATATCGAGCGACCATATACCAATCGGGCACAGTGTCCGATGTGTTATCTTTATTGTAGTGGTAACAAAAATCCTTGGCAGTCTGTTCATCGGTAAAAAACTTCACTTCATCAACTTTCGAACCCCATCCACGTTCGGATTCAATGATCACCACACGGTACAGAGGACCAATTTTAACTTCAGACATTTTGGTTTCCTTTCATTTACAAGTTCATTTTAACAAATGAACCTTTATGTGTAAATTATCTGTTCACATCGACATGTCTAAGTAATGCTATAGCTAAATCTTCACATTGTTCTAATGAAAGTGTGATCAGACCCATCTTAATATGTTCGTCTTCGGAACGTACAGAAAATTCAACCTCAGATTCTCGTTGGTTAACACTAATATAACCAGCATAACCGACTTTTGGTGTTGGGTATGTATAAGCATATATATTTTTCATTTTGAAAGATCCTTAACCAGAGAGAAACCAGATTCTTTGTACATTAGCAAATTCCCATCAAAAACTTCAGCGAGTTGATCCTTGGATTTATGTGAGATGATGTAGATGTTTGAGGTTTTGAACTCTTCCAGATCCTCAATAAGAGAAAGAAAGTTGTCAATACCCTTTTGATCTAAACACTCTAGAATTTCATCAAGGAATAGAACATTACAGTCAAAACTATTTCTAATCTTAGACAGTTGGCGGAATGTAAGAAGAAGTGCCGTATCAATCCGAGTCTTCTCACCGGCGGAAAACGAACCATACGTAAAGTCATCTCGGTGCCGCGACTTGATAATCTCATTGAATTCGGAATCAAGATTGAATGAGATGAAAAAGTCCAACTTTTCAAGGTAACCGTTGATCAAGTCATTGATGATCGGAATATACTGGTCAATGATTTTTGTTTTGATACCAGAGTCTTTAAAAAGTTCAATCATCAAGTTATTGTAATCTTGCTCGGCATTCAGTTTTGACTGCTTATCCTTAAGAGCTAGTGCTTCTTGTGCTGTCTGTTTAAGTTCTGCTTTTAGATCTATAAGTTCTTCTGACTTTAAAGCGTCGGAAATTTCATCAGAAATGGAGGAAATTTCTTTGTTTAGTCTACTGATCGTAGAATTATTAGCAAAGATTGAAGAATTTGCATCAGAAATAACACTATTTGCTTTTTCGATACCACTTGTTAATTCTTCATAGTTGTGAAGTTTAACAAATAATTCATTCTTTTTGAGAATAAGTTCATCCATCTTGGTAACGGATGGGCCCACGATAACCAATTTAGCTTTTTGATCAAGAAGAGATGCGCAAACTGGGCACGAATCCTCATGAGTAATAGAATCTATTTTCTCTATATGTTTAGAAATAGCAGAATCATATGCCGCTATTTTTTCTGCATGAGTTTGATGATCTTTTAGTTTAGCTTTTAGTTCGGCAAGAAGAGTTTCTGCTACACCAATTCCAATAGTTTTCTGATTAACCTTAGTTTCAAGTGAACTCTTTTCATCTTGAAGTAATTTGAGTTTTGTCTTAAGTGCGGCTGTAGAACTACCGCGAATACTTTCTATTCTCTCAATATGAGACTTTTGAAGTTTAGCCTTAGTAAAACAGTTCTTAAGTTCAAGATCAATAAGTTTAATTTCTTCTCTGTACTTAGAAATTTTAGACTTAAGAATCTGATTCATAAAAGAGAATACCTTGATATCAAGAATTTCTTCAATAAATGCTCTTCGTTCCTGTGTACGGAGTGTCATGAACGGCTTATAGTTCTCAACGGAGAGTACCGAAGTCTGAAGAAAAGTCTTCATATTAGTACCAATGATATTCAACTCAAGATACTCTTGGAAGTCACCAGAATTAGTTTGATCTAATTTAACACCATTTTCAAATATTTCAAAGATGTTTGGCTTAATGCCGCGGCGAACAAGATAAGATTTACCGTGAGATTCAAATTCAATCTCGACGACCAAATCTTTTTGGTTCACGGAGTTTACAATCTGTGGTCTGTTAATGTTTTTGATTGTTTGGTTAAACAACCCGAATGTAATCAGATTGNCAATTGTAGATTTAGCAGAGCCGTTAAATCCCTGAATTACGGTTCTTTCATACTTAAGTAAATCTACTTCAAGAAATGCATTTAAGTAAATCTACTTCAAGAAATGCATTGCCGATGGAGAGAAAATTTTTCCCTCTAACTTTCTTTATAATCATGTTTAAACCTTGAGCAATTCTAGTGCTTCTGTATATGTCTCAGAAATCATTTTCTTTAGAATAGTTTTATCCAAATGGGTGTTCATTTGATCAATTACGTGCATAATCATATCGGGGGTGGTCTGAAATTCTACCGATGAATTCATAGATTCTTCAACTGACTTAGTAATTTTATCATCCAATACCTGTATGTCATAAGGTTTATTTAAAAGCAATGACTGGAAGAATGAATCAAACTTATATTGGTTGGTCTTATTCTTAATGATCAATTTTACAAACTTATCTTTTACCTGTGTAAAATCATAGTCCATATCTACATCATCCGAATATTCTATCTTTTCATATAGAGTATTTTCATTCGGTATGAAGTCAAGTTTATTCAGAGCCGGATCGAATGACCAAAAACCTTTGGTGTCACCATAATCCGCCCAGTCAAGTTCATATGGTGTACCACAATATAGAATATTATCTTTCCTGGACACTGTGTGGTAATGTCCACTGAACACCAAAGAATAATTCTTAAAGATTGTATGATCAGCACCAGATTCAGCAATTTGAAATTTATGAAGTCTAAACTTGGCAAACTCAAAATGACCCAGTGCAAATGGTGAACTTGAATTTGCAGCGAATTCATAACACTCAGCTGCTATGGTATCATTCACCCAAGGATAAATGTCAAAATCGAAACCTTCAAGCTTGACTGTCGTTGGTTTCATATCAATCACTACCATATTTGGGGTAGAAAGAAGACGTACTGAATTTACTTCATTTGTAGATTTATAGTAACAATCATGATTACCCGAGATCACATAGAGTTTTATTCCACGCTCTTCACATGGAGTCAAAAACATTTTCTTGGCATTATATAGAGTAAGGAAGTTGATATTCTTCCGCTTATCAAATAGATCACCAAGTTGAACTACAGTGGTGATCTTATTTTCATCTATATATTCAAAAAGATTTTTGTAGAATTTTTCAAAATATTCATAATAAATTGGATTATCCGACCTTACACCGTGATGTGCGTCTCCTATTACAACAATTTTACTCATCTTTTACTAGGTCAAAAATATTTGGTTCTTCTACTGGAACTTCTACTTTAGCCACTTTTTTCTCCTTTGAGTAAGGAGTTAAGTTTCTATGTTTCAATGAAGGATGTAGGTTGCCGGTAGCAGCGGCAGTTTTGCGTTGTTCGTAGTAGTCAACAAAAATTTCATTCTCTTTAAGAAAGTCTACAAAAGCATTCGTACCCTCAGTATCACCTTCAAGATTTTGCTGAATGAATTCTGATGTTACTTTATCATTGATCAACCGGGCCCGGATAGAAGTTTGTTTTTGTTCAATCTTAATTCTACCGATGAAAGAATTCCAACAAAGTTGGGAAGCATACCCAAAGAAATTATCGGATTTTTCTGGGTCAAATAGATGGAACTTAGCAGTGAGTTGTAGAATAGCATCTGAAATCATATCGCCGCGGTATGAATATCCAATAAAATTGTGCATCCGAGACATCTTAGTGGCAATTTGTACAACGGCATCTGCTACTCTAGCAGGCATTATGGGCCGTTCTGTACCATCTTCTTTTGTTTTAAGATATGCAACACGATATTCTTTCATTATTGCAAGAATTTCTTTATTGTTAACGTAATGGTTGTTTTCAGCAACCTTCTCAATGTAGTCTTGTTGTTCCATATTTTATACCTTTGTGGTCATGATATAATTATACACTATTTAGACGTCAATGTAAAATATTAAATATGATCATGAGTAAACCTTCAATTTCCAAAAAATCTAGATACCAACAAGGCATCTATGTCCCTCTGAACCCAGAGAAGTATGAGGGCGATGGAGACATTCGCTACAGATCAGGCTGGGAAAAAAGACTTATGCGGTGGTTTGATATGAGTGCGTCTGTGATCGTTTGGAATTCGGAAGGTTTAGTAGTTCCTTATTTAAGCCCAATAGATAACAATGTCCATAAGTACTATGTGGATTTTTTGGCTAAAATGCGTCTCAAAGACGGTTCTGTCAAAACATATGCGATCGAAGTCAAACCAAAAGCACAAATGGTACCACCCAGAAAAAACAGAAACAAAGAACGAATGATTACAGAAGTTACTGCATATGTAGTAAACCAGGCTAAATGGACTTATGCTAAAGCACACTGCGAAAAACTTGGTGTAGCATTTTTAGTCCTCAATGAGGAAGATCTAGGAATAGCATGATAGAAAAAAATACAAGTTCTATATTTGAAGAAATAAAGAAAAGCCCAAAGTTTCTAGCAGATAGATCGGCTGATTGGTTTAAAACCAAAATTAAAGAATTGTCTCCTATAGCACCAGTGGACCGAACAAACCTACTAGCTCAAACTAGAGATACAATGCAGTCCAATAGATTGCTTCCTGGTACTTTAACGTTTTTCTCTTATGATCCAAAATATAAAGAAACTCTACCATACTACGATAAATTTCCGCTATCATTTATAGTAGGCATAGATAAATTTGGTTTTACTGGAATAAATTTCCACTATCTGTCTATACCAATGAGAGTTAAGTTATATGATGCAATGTATACAATTGCTAGACAATCGGTGAATAAAACTACACAACAGGTTTTAGTTCTGAATTGGAATTTACTTTCTAACTTTTCTAAGTTTCCGGCAGTGGCTCCAGCAGTAAAGAAATATCTATTTAGCCATGTACGATCTAAATTCATTAAAGTACCCTTGATAGACTGGAAAACGGCTATACTACTAGAAAATGCAGAATTCAAGAAAGCATCAGCTGCAAGTGTCCGTACTATAAGTACTAAGATCGCTTCGGCTGCAATTAAACATCGGTAGGGTTTTACCACCAAAGCAGTACCAGTAGATTCATTCTACATCATTCTAAGCAGTGCTATGGTTGTTTACTTTTATTATGGTGGTGGAGAGCTGAAGCCAGCTCCAGGGCTGAGGTGTAACCGAATGCCCTGACTCCAGAAGTATCCAGCCAATAAGTATTAATAAGCTTTTAGAATACTTTAAAGGGCTTACTTAAAGATAAACTCTAGTAAACCCTCCATTGCATTCCGGGTAGCTAGTTGCCTAGCTCATTTCTGTTAAATACTTACAGGCACAGCTTCCAAAGTCCACATGAATAGAATATAGTTCAACTTTAGTTGAACACAACTACCCTTTCTATAGAATAATTATATCACCGGATTTTTTCGATGTACAATCTTTTTTGTACAGCTAAGTTGTTGATTCTAAATTATATTCCGACTCTGTTACATTTGGTTACAACTTAGTTGTTTAGAGAGTTTCTTTGATTCTCTTTTTCTATATCTGCAGCTATAAATGATAATTCTACATCTAATTCCCACCGAGTCATCTGGTCAATGGTGTCTGCTGAATATTTAAATCTATACCGTAGCAAATGTAACGCCTTGAAGTAATCTTCCAGATCAAGATACCCAAGGCTTATATGAAAAAATTCTCGAACCCAGACATTATTTGTTTATGTTCCTTGCCACAGTGCTGACAGACATAAGAAACATCAAGATTTACCGTAGGCATTTCATTTAAAAACGTAGTAATGTCATTTTGCTGTTTTGGGCTCATAGATTCAACGAACTCAATCTTCTCTTGAAGAGACCAATCAAATACTTCATCATCCGAAAAAATCTGTGTGATACACTTAGCTACAGTCGCTGTACCGGTATCCTCATCGTCAACCTTAAAAGCAGTGATAAAATCGGACAATGATGGGTGTCTCATTACCACAGTATAGCCAGAGTCAGGAATCCGGATTTTAAAAGATTCTTTTGGTTCTGGTGTAACAGTTACTGTAGATATGTCAACCGTAAAGTCTGTCTTGGCATTTTTCTTACAATCACATGAACCGGAAAGATTAAGAATTTCACCCACAGATTTAGATCTAATCTGAAGGAAAAGATACTCAATGTCATAATAAGGATAGACATCTGGATCTATAACACCAGAAGTACAGACTTCGATCGTATTTTTGATGGCTACAGCTACTGTATCTAGATTGTTTTCTTGAAGTGCCAGAAGTAATGCTTTTTCTTCGCGGACAGTGAATGGCCTGAAAGTTACAGTTTTTCCGGTTGATGGAAGTTTAGTTGTATATGTTGGAAGAATAATTTGTTTTGTCATAAAGTCACCTTATCAATAATGTTTAGGCTCCAAAGCCAATCTGTTCAAAATTACCAGCTACATCCTGGTCACCAGCTGATTTGAATTCTTTAAAATAGTTTTTAATTTCTTGGGATAATTCTGGATTCTTAAGAACATCTGCTTGTCTTATTTGATTAACAGACTCCACAATGTCCGAAGGTGGAGCATCAGCGGCGGATATTACCGTTTCAAATACAAAAGAAATTGGTAAACTCATAGCACCACCAGAACCATAATCCAATGTTATGTTATTAATGATTTTTGGGTGAACATTCCGATATGAATAAGAATGTTTGACAACTCCGGTCATATCAATCATATACAAATCTATGTTCGTTGATGTATAGTCATCTGGATAACCAAAGTTTCTTCTTGAGTTTGTCATTGCTTCTTTCCAGCGATCAAAGAATTTTGGAATTAGATAATCTTGATCTACATAGAACTGAAGCATTAAGTCCTGATAATCATAGTCATAGGCAAATCTACGTTTAATACCAGCTTCAACATAACTGTCGTTTGTACTAAAATTCAATTGAGGTGTTTGTGCTCCGTGGCAGAATAGAGAGATTTTTTTCAGATCTGGCATAGATACCTTATCACCCAAAGCCAGAACCGGTGGTAGTGTCAAGCTGACAAAGTACAGATACGGCCGCGCAATATTAGATTTTCTAATTTCCGCCGAAAAATTCTCAAGAGTTGGAGTTGCCATCTAGTTTACCTATTAAATACATTATAAGCATATTTAAGGCCCCACATGGCATCTAATACAACAGAACCGACGATCTACAAAAAGAATACCGACATACAGGTACTTCAAGAGAAGAAAGTACTTTCTTTCCCTGAGTATCTTGGGAATACTCCTGCAGACGAGTTTCAGAATGATTTTGCATATATGATCTTTAAGATCAACACAGCCACTACTGGTTCTAAACTCAAAGATGATACAGCTACAGCGCCGGTTGTTTTTGTAGAAGGTACACAGCAAAGTAGTACCACCGGCCCAGGTGCAGGCCTGGCTTTTGGTGATCCCACAGCATCTATTGCTTCCGACTCAAATAGACAATTTGTAGATAGAGATATATTAGCTCTTCAAACCGGTGGTGGATATGAAAATGAAAAATGGGTCAGAAAACCCGGTATGTCTAGATTAGACAGAGTTGTCGTTCTTCCAATGCCATCTGACTATAGGGTTGGTACAACACTTAACTATGCCGATACGAATCAAGATATGCTTGGAAATATTGGTGATGCAGTTGGGTCATTACAAAATGGCACTGGAGCTTCTGATCTTATGAAAATGGGTATCTCTGGATTATCATCAACATTGATTAACGCACTGAGTGCAGTAGCAGGTGCTGGAGAAGTAACATCAGCTAATAAAATGGCTCGACGGATGCGCGCGGCACTTAATCCAAAGAAAGAAACATTGTTTGAGGACATGGATTTTCGGAAATTTAGTTTCCAATATACTCTGGCCCCTCGGAGTGCTCATGAATCAAAGATCGTTCAAGAAATAATTCAAACATTTAGATATTATGCTCTTCCAGAATTGTCGGAGAGTAAATTATTCTATTCATTCCCATCGGAATTTGAAATTATGCTAATGCAAGGCGCCCGAGAAAATCCTTCGATTCCTCGGATTGCAACTTGTATTCTGAAAAGCGTCGATGTAACTTATTCCCCCGGTGGTACATGGAGTAATTTTAAAGACGGTATGGCAGTACAAGCACACTTATCTCTTGAATTCCAAGAATTAGAACTCATTGATAGAAATAGAGTTTGGTCTAAAACATCTAAGATAACATCGGGCTATTAAGATGACTTATTTTTCTAACTTACCTTATACATCATACGAACTTGATGGCGACACAACCATTGTAAAGAATATTCTTGTTCGGTCTAAATTCATATCTGAATATGCACCTTACACAGATTTATATGAACTATATGCAATTGATGATGGGGAAACCGTACAATCTATAGCAAATAGTTACTATGGTTCATCTTCTTACTATTGGGTAATTATGATGTTCAATGAATTTCATGATGTCAATACAGAATGGCCCTTAAACTTCGTACAATTCAACAAATTTGTAGAAGATAAGTACGGTGTATATAGAGATTCTATTATGTATTGGGTGAATCAAGATGATCTAGTATGTGGTGAAGTAAAAAATTTTAGTTCACCATGGACTCCACCGGAGAATCCAGGAGTACCGGGTAATCTAGAATATACCCCAGTCACATTTACCGAGCACGAAGAAAAAATTAATAATAAGAAACGTATTATCAAGCTGATGAGAGTAGAACTTTTATCTGACTTTGTAAGCCAATTTAGAGATTCATTGAATGGCTGAAAGTAAAGATTCAATCACCGTACCGGGTGAGATTAATGTCAATCGACTTGAGCTCCAGTCTGCCAATGGCCAGCTACTTGATATTTCGGCTATCATCGGTGATATTACTATCTATGAAGATATCTTCTCAAATACGATGTCTGGCTATTTGTTGGTCCAAGACACATTAGATCTTGTTAATACATTACCACTGACTGGGGAAGAACTGCTTCATGTAGATCTATCAACACCTTCGCTTAAAGGTGCCATTAAGAAGACTTTTTATATCTATAAATTGTCTTCTATGGCCTCAAATAAAAGAACTTCGGCATATATGCTGCATTTTTGTTCGTTGGAACTTATCAATTCAACTAATACTAAAATTGCCAAGGCCTTCAAAGGCAACATTTCAGATACGGTAAAATCTATCCTGACAGATAAAAACTTCCTTGCATCTGAAAAAACTTTGACTTATGATGCTACATCAAATGATTATCAATTTATCGCGCCGTACTGGACACCACTTCAGACTATAAATTGGCTAACTACTAAGAGCATCAACAAACGTGGTGTCTCTAATTTCTTATTCTTTGAAAATAGCACTGGGTTTGAGTATACCTCTATTGATACTCTTCTTGCTGGTGTACCAATTAGAAATTATGTTTATTCAGATGTAGACTCAAATACAGTACTTGGTGCTAATGCTTCAATAGATCTCAAATATAATTTCGTTGAACTCATTAACATGCCGGTCACATTCGATTATATCAGAAATTTATCTGCTGGTATGTATGGTGGTGTGCTTTATACATTTGATGTGACAACTAAAGATATAAAGAAAACTGTGTATGATTATCACACTGAATTCTCAAATGCCAATCACACTAATATTAAGCCTCTGAAGTCTACAAAACTCCAGAAGAAGAAAATTGCATCGCTCCACTTTATGGCTCAGAACAATTATCTTACTGGACAATTTAAGTCTCAGAAAATGCATTCTACCGTGCTTCAAAGAAATTCTCTTCTTGAGCAAATCCGTGCTTTTAAGTTTAACATTAAAGTCTATGGTCGGACTGATATTAAAGCAGGACAGATGATTACATATGCGATGCCAAAGAGTAGACAAGTAGCACCAAATGAAATTGAAGCAAAAATAACATCGGAATACTTTGACGGCAAATATCTGATCACCGCCATTCGTCACCAAATCATCAATGGTAAACATTCAATGGAAATGGAAATTGTTTCTGATTCCTTTATAAAAGACGTTTCATTATGAACAATAATTTTTTCGTAGGTGTTGTAGAAGACCGAATCTCAGATCCACTTAAACTCGGTCGAGTTAAGGTTCGAGTTTTTGGAGTCCATTCTGAGTCGATAATTGATGTTCCTACCGAAGCGCTCCCATGGGCGATTCCCATCATGGGTTCTAATTCTGCCTCTCTATCTGGTATAGGTGATGCGGTACCACAGTATGTAGAAGGTACAACTGTGTTCTTATTCTTTCAAGATGGTGATTCAAAACAACAACCAATCATTCTTGGTTCTCTAGCAGGTATACCATTAAGCAAAGATCCATTTTCTAATAAACCCACAGGTGAAGTGGGGGCAACTATAGTTCCGCCAAAATCTACCGTACTTGAGTCAACATCTGGATCATTAGTAGATTCTTCTGGTCAAGTAGTAACAGATTCTACTGGTAATCCGATTGTAGTAGAATCTGACGAAATTCCACCACTTGATATATCCGCTATGGTTGCCAAGTTTGGATCTAATGTTACTACCGTATATAAAACACTTCTCAATTTTGGTATCAA